CTTCTCTGTGATCGACTGTACCTTCGTAGTCTGTCCAATTGGCCGCGGTGTCTGGGTCCGTGTACTGCGTGCCGAGCACTTCAGTAGTGGGGCGGAAGTCTTCAATGGTGATGTCGCCTAGATCGTTTATAGACTGCCAGCCAGAAGTCTTGAACGGCACCCAAGCGGAGTTAGAGAAGTCGCTGCCGTCGTTCAGGTTGGAATGCTCGCCTCCACCCTCCCAGAAGTTCTCGTCTTTATCCCAATCGGCTCCACCGGGTACGTTAGTTCCATCATCATGGGCCCCGGCGGCAATCAAGAGTGAGGCGTTCTGCCTGAAGATGTTTCCCCCGCCAGTGAATGAACTCCCGGCTACACACCCGATCGTGTATTTGCAATCAACGAACGTATTGTGAGCAACATTCATGCTCGTAATCGCGGTTCCTACACCACTCGATACGTAGAAACCAGGATTGCAATACGCCACGAGGTTCAAATACCACTTCGTATTATTGTTCGTGCTGTTAACAGTCGATTCGTTGTCTTGCCCTAGACCATATCCACAATAGCCAGTTGAGCGGTGGTAGCTCGTTTCAGTGGTCCCTAGGACTAGATTGCGCCTGAGACTGGCTCCATTCACACCATTCAGATACACCCCAGCCGCATGTCCGCCGCAGATATCGTTATCCTCAAAGACTACGTTGGTACATCGCGTCGTGGCGTTGAACGTGTAGGTGGATATGGCCTCGCCATGCACCTCGAATACCTGACAGCTTGACACCGTGTAGTTGTCTACCGGGTTTGAGTCTCCAGCAGCAGCAATGCCGCCGCTGTAGATGCCGCTAGCGTAGAGCTGCGCAATCTGCTCAAGAATCGAATTGGTGACTGAGACCGTATCCCCACCGAAGTCTCTAGTAATGCCATTCGCCCCGACGTTGTGGATGTATACATCGTCCACAGTCGTCGAACTGCCAGAATAGGCGATCCCCCTGCCCCCGTCGGTCTGGTCATTGCCGCTTAAGTTGTTACGTACCTCGACCGAATTGATGGACGTATTGGCCGCGCTGGTCGTGATGAGAGCAAAGTACGTTCCACCATCCGTGCCGTCATAGTCCATGATCCAACGGCTTGCGCCGTTGTATACGTCAAGAGTAATCGCGTGCGAGAAGTTGTAAGACTGATCCGCCCATACCCCACCAGATAGATGGTTGATCGTGTCCCCAGTCGTGGTGTTCGCATTGGCGTAGGCAAGAGTAAGCCACGGCGTTGCAGTAGAGAGCCCGTTGTTGGCGTTGCTCCCAGAAGGCGAGACGTAGTAGACGGTCAAGCAACCTCAGCTCGTTTGATTTCTGGGCTGGTCGCTTCGTTCACGAGTAACCGCAGTTCGCGGTCTCCGAGCTCGTCAACTAACCGATTCGTGATTTTGACAGCCGCCTCAACATTGATTGGTACTTGCTCGTACTGCTTCCAAAACTCATCCCTGACCATCGCCACAATGACGCCTTCAGACACCATCCTTCGTAGCTGAAGCAATTCGGCGTGCATCGCCGCCATGACTTCGCGAAACGGAGCCGGAGCTTTGTCGATTGCCTGCGCCATCGTCTCGTTGAGCCTTACCAGAGATTCCTGATACCTCTGAGCCGGACCAGACCAGTGAGCCGGAGCGTCGTCATGCTTCTCGGCCTCGGACAGATAGTGCTGATTCGCTAGTGTGTGCATTTACTGAACGGCCTCGCCCGGTTCGTAATAGACCCTGATTCCGCGGATGAGCATCGACTCGAACCCTTGCCCGGTCACTTGAAATGCGAACAGTGGAGCGCTCGACCGCCCCGACAACATAATCCCGCGATTTGGGGCGCTGAGATTGGTAAACCCTGACTGCGCGATGGAGATGTCGGCCCCGTAGTCGTCAGCAGGCTTGTACGAAAGCGTTAGGCTGCTCACGTTGTCGCCCAATAGATGAGCGCCATGTAACTGAACGTACCTGCCTGGCTCAATCTCGATAAACCCGGTCTGGAGCCCGATCTCGTCAACAGCCCCGCCAAATCGTTGTAACTGCCCGTCGGTGTAGATTTGATGCAGCTCAAACAGTGAAACGGTCTGTGCTGGCTGATCGAACATCCGCCCAATGTTGTCTTGAAGAGTGACGAAACGTCTTGAGGTGGGGTGATAGCCGAGAATGACTTGAGCAGATCCTGTGCTGCCCTGGAACACGATCAAATCTCTCGGCGGGTCGTACCCAATCGTGTTCGCTACGTATGTGGTGATGGTGTCTGGGTGCCCGGTCGATCCGATAACGAACGACTCTTCGATCAGTCCCTCGGTGAATCGGTTAACCGAGAAGCCGTCAGTGACAAACCCGCCGCCATGAAGCCCGTTCAGCCAGTAGAACAGCCCGCCGATACGAAACACCGCCGGAGCGGGGGAGCCCGCGTACTCGTTCCGGAATGCTCCAATGCGCTTTTCGTAGGAGTCGAACTCGTACATCACATTCCCGCCGACGTAGGTCATGCGGGTAATGCCCCTCTGCTGGAACACCAGACCGAATTTCTCCCCGCCTACGATCTTCGTGACGGTCCCGAGCTCGGACGGTAATCGCTGGCTGCCCGCTTCTTTCGACTGCGCCTCGGATGTATTGGGAGTAGGCCAGTCGGCAGGGTCTCCAATCGCGCACCACTGCACAGAATACGGATCTGTTGCCGTGTTGCCGATAACGATGTGATCTCTGACTCGTGCGATGCACGCGCCCTGCGGCGGGGAATCTGGCAGGTTTACGAAAGCTGTCGCGGCAGAGTCTGTGATCGTCTTGTACTTCGGGGCGGTTCCGCGTTCGACCGCGATCACGTAATCATCGAATTGAGCGAACTCGATGAACTTCCCAGTGATGGTTGCGACGTTGTTCCACGTCTGTCCGAGGTTGTTAGATTGATTGATGAAGTTCCCGCCCGACATATCAGCCGAGACGAAAAGGTAGGTCGTGTCATCGCGGAGCGCGACGAAGGTGTTACCGAGAATATCAACGGTCCCGCCGGCCAACGATCCAGCAGAAGGAGCTGCCGAAAAAGTAGGAATCCCCCTGTAACCTTGCGGAGTCGATCGGAGGTTGAGGCAATCGACTAGGTAGGCCGGATCGGCAGAATTTGGAGCCCCGCCTATATCCGGTGCAAACTCGCCGAAATAGAAGTCCCTAAATTTCATGCGGTCTGCGCCTGTCTCACGAATGATTGCTTAGGAGCCGAAAACACCCGCCGTTCGTTGAGATCCTCAAAAGCTCCGGCCGCAGCCATCGCCAGCGCCACCATTCCGTCAATCCGGCCTCGAGAGCGCTTCTTGTCGAGCTTTCTGTTCCCGGCTTCGTCAGTTTTCACCACTGCGTTAGCGGCGCACATAGTCAGAATCGGGTGATTGCCGTGCATCAGCTTTTCGCTCAACAGCAGTGACTCGAGCGTGCGAAGGGCTGGCGTCATGGATTGATACCCCTGACGGAACTCGACGAAACGGTCGTCAATCAACGCCTCGGACATCCCAGCCCTCACGAGCCACGGCCGTAGGTGCTTCATGTTCCAAGCGTCAAAGCCGATCTTTCGTACGTCCTTCTCGTCAAACAGCTCCGCGAGATAGACCGCGATGTATTCGTACTCGACCGCCTTTCCTGGGGTCGTGCTGAGATAGCCTTGCTGCTTCCAAGTGTCGTAGGGAACGCGATCCTTCCGCGCCCGCTCGGCTAGCCCTTCCTCTGGCAGCCAAAAGACCGGCGTGACACTCAATCGCCCACCGACCGGAGAAACTAGCACCAGCGACGTAAGGTCGTTGGTCTCCGATAGATCGAGTCCGCCGTAAACGACGTACCCCTCTTCCGGCGCCGCTCCATTCCTCGCCCACACGCTTTGCGTGACGAACGGTGCGGATGCCTCAACGCGCTGGTTTAGCGTGTAGTTGCGAAACAGCGCCTCGAGCGCAGGCATCCGCTTGGCGTCGTTCTGCTGCTTCTGGACCTCGACCGCATTGAGGAAATCGCCGTAGGCGGGGTTTGCTAGCTTCAGCGCTTCTTCCGAGAATGGGTCAATGTCCATTGGAGCCGTGTACAGGCTCACCACAACCCTAGGATCTTTCCCGCTAAGCGCGTCGTCTATCAGCACCGAAAGCAAATCAGCGTCGGTCGGCGCCTGAGTCGAAATCACAATGCTCATGGGGTTGTCGTGAGCCCCCATCGCATTGTCGATTGCGGTGTATAGCTCCGACCGCGGCCCCCTGACCTGGCCGAGCTCGTCATGCACCGCGAATACAGGCGACTTGCCGTGCGCCGTTGAGGCGTCAGCCGAGAGCGCCATGTAGAGCGTCCCGAGCTGGGCGCAATACAACTCCTTCACGGTGTCACGAATTGACACCACCTCGCTGAGGTCCGGCGACATCCGCACGATCTTGGCCGCGAGCTGAAACAGCACCGCCGCCTGATCCCTTGACTGCGCAGTGCTAACGAGCTGGCCGTTCCGAACCGCCTCAGGACCGGCCGTATGCAACAGCAGAAAGAACGCCGCGAGCGTGGTTTTGGCGTTCTTTTTGGCGAACGACACGATAGCCGTTCGTGTTCCGTGTGGGTTGTCGTAGATTTTCCGAATCTCGTGCTTTTGCCACTCCCTCAACCGCACCGGCTTGCCTACGTCTCGCCCTTCTGGAATTTTGCAGTACGCCTCTATCCAAGCGATGTTCCGCTCTGCCCTGGTCATCGTTTCGTCTTCTTAGGGCGAAGGACTTTTCTCACAATTTCCTCGGTATTCGCCCAAGTAGTCCGGGCGCGAACCTTCCTAGGACCTCTCGGCCCCGTCGTTTTTGTAGTGCGCACCTTTCACCTGTAGAACGAGTGACTTCGATCAAGCGGCAGACCGCTTTCGTCGCAACCAGAGAAAAAGCCGGCCCCGCCCTTCTCCTGGCTCTGCTTTCTCGAGTCGTGGCAGACTTTAGCCATGCTCTGGAGGTTATTCGAGTCGAAAAACAGCTTGGAATCGCCGCGATGCGGTATTTTGTGGTCAACCACCTCGGCCAGAGGCGGTTCCTTGCGCCATACGTGGTGCGGACACTGGCAGTACGGATGAAACCGCAGTTGGAAGTCCCGCATCGCCAGCCAGCGCCGCGACTTGGCCCAGCCCCCAGCCCTACGCCGAGCGGTGCGCTCGTCCACCTATGCCGTCTTGAAGTCCCACGGACTGCCACCGCTCGAGGAGCCCTGATTCGCGCTCCGATGAGCCTTCTTCTCGTCATACTGGCTTTGATGGGTGAGCCTAAGGGTCCGGCCACACGCCAGAATTGACCGAGTTTCCCGCTCCGCGCTGCGGGCCAGTTTCTCGTATTTCTCAAGATCCTCTATGGACGTAGCCGCGAGCTCCCTCTCCACTTCACGGGCTCTGCAAACATGCCGGCAGTAGGCCGAAAGCATCCCGTAATGCTCCCGCTTGAACCACGACGCAGGCATCCGGCCTACCACCCCACGCCATTCCTCGGCCTGTTCTGGGGTCAAATCCTCAGGAGGATCGGGCCGATCGTCTCGAACATGCACCAATTGGGCAACTTCACGCTCCGATTCGCTCTTTCTGCCGCGGGTTTCCATCCAAACTCCTAAAAAATAGCGTTTTAGCGGTAATCATG